TGCATATCAACCACGGACACTGAACCAACAGAAGATGTAATAGATAATGTGTCGTCTATTGTAACAGGAACAAAAGCTTCACCTTGTGATATAGTAGATTCAAAACCAGTTGGAGTAAATATAACATCAGGAATATCTACAGATCCAACAGAAGCTGTAATCGATAAACCAGTTGGAGATATTGTTTGATCTTTAAGTTCGCCCCACTCACCATCATTCCAAGCTTGTGCACCCCAACCTGTTTTTAAAGTTGTGCTTTCATTCCAATTAGCTTGGCCCCAGGTAAACCTGCCCCATCCTGAAGTCGTCGACATGGTCGACCTCCTATGCTAATCTGATGATTGCTGCTGTCGCGCTATTGTCTGGAAATTCTATTTTAAAAGTTCCGTTACTCGCTGTTTTGTCACCACCGAATGCGATTGCACAAACAGCATCGGTTGTGCCTGAGCCACCATCTGTTGTTGTGTTATAAATTAATGCAGCATTTGCAGTGAAAGAAGCTGAACTGTAAGTTACGTCACCAAAATCTGTAAAAGCAGTTGTGCCTGTTAAACCAACTCCAGTGTTTGTTAGAGTTGCACCACCCGCTGTGTATGCAGTTCCTGATGTGTTTGTAATTTCTTCTGATGTTGAATAATCTGTCGTAGAAGCACCTAAAGTT